AATATTGCCTGATTTGATGCTAGTCAAATACTTATCCGCATCAGTAGCCAGATTAATCGCTGCTTGAGCCGCATCATAATCAGCATCTTCAGCTTTTTGAATGCCAGCGGGTAATGGTTTGTTTGCCGCCGCCAAATCTCTTGCCTCTTTTTTGTCTGCCAATCTTTGAGCTTCTAACTCTTTTTTGTCTGCCGATCTTTGTGCTTGTAACTCTTTTGCATCAGCTCCGCGCTGTGCAAGCTCTTCCATTCTTCTTGCGTGAGCAACTTCTAATTCTCTTTCTCTTTGAGCCGCTTTATCCGCTAATTCTTGTGTGCGTTGATCAAGCATTAATTGCTTTTCTTCTTTACGCGCCTCTCTATTAGCTTGCGCCGTTTGAGTAGCTTGCAACACGCCCATGATTTTCTCAGGCGATCCGTACTTAGACACAACCGCCAACACTTGCTCATTAGTTGGCGTTGGGCCAAGGTTACCAAGTTCTTCGCGCAGCTTTTCCTCTTGAGCAATACTCAATTCAGTTTTTGCCGCAGTAGCTGACTTTGAGCGCATATCAGCAATGTTTTTGGCCAAATCGTTGGCTGCAACAATTAAACCCTGAGCAAATTCAGGATCAAATTGCTGCGCTACTTCTGCCGCGCGGAGCATTGAAGCTGGGTCATTTAGATTAATTCGTGGGTTGCCACCTGCGCCAGTTAGCATTTGCTGGCGCATAGTTATTTTTTGCAGTTGTGGGTCTTGCATACCAAACAGACCAGCAGTAGCGCCAGCTAATTGATTAGCACCTTGATAGATGCCAAAGTTAGCTCTCTGAAATGGGTCGAGTTCAGCAAACTGAAGCGCTTGACTTCGCGCTGTTTGTTGCTGTCTGATTTGATAGTCTTGTGGCGAGGTAAACAGCCCTAAAATTTCGCTTGCCATAATAATCCTTTAGTAAAAACGTCCGTAGCCACCGCCACCACCACCCCCGCCAGTGCCTGAAGGATATGCCCCGCCGCCGGTGAAACTAAAAGCATTTCTATCTTCAATTGGCGCATTTGGTGACCCACCACCACCAAATAAACTGCGCGCGCCCTGTTGAATATATGGGTTACTTGCAGCGCCTTGCAGTGCGGTTGCAAATGGATTGTAGGAGTTAGCTTGCTGCATCGTTAACGCTGCATTCTGACCGCCTTGCAATAGCGCTTGTGCGCCTGTTGGGTTGGTGTTTCTACCTCCAAGATTGACACCTAAATTAAATGGTTGTTGGCCAAGTTCTTCTAATGTGCCAACACCGCCAAGGTACGTCGTAAATGGATTTAATGCGTTAACTTGACCTGCTTGGAACTGACCCAACAATCCAGCACCTTGGCCAAACAATCCAGTGCCAAACGCTAATTGACGTTGACCTTCAGCTTGAGCATTAGCGGCCAATGCCGCATCTTGCTGCGCTATTGCGTTGTAATACGCCTCGGTTTCGGGATTACTAGCACCAAGACCGGCACCGCCGCCTGGGCGTGTGCCAGTAGCGCCAACGGCTAAACCACCGCGACCAGTATTAAACAATTGATTTTGTAGCTGCGCATACTGACGTTCGCGACTTGGCGCTAACAAATCTTGCTGACCCTGCATATATTTAGCGGCAACTTCTTCAGGCGACTGCGCTAAGTATTGGCTGCCAAGGTTAAACAAACTAGATGCTGCGCCAGTTAAAGGCATGTATTGCCCTCTAGCGGCTTCAGCGTCAGTCAATGCTTGATTACTCAACCCCATCAAGCGATCTTGATATGCTTGTAACTCAGGCGATACTGTATAACCAGCGGCAGATAAGCGGCCAGTTTTTGGATCCATCGTAAACTGACTAGAGCCAAACCGCGTGGTCATTCCGATTGGTCGGAATCTCGCTTCTTCAGCCGCTAATCGTGCTGCGCGTTCTTGCGCGTCTGCGGATGTTCGAGCTGCGTTTTGTGCTGATTGTCCTTGTAAATACCCGCCAAGCAACGCCGCGCCGCCAATGATAAAAGGCATATCAATCCCCTCTAATTAAAACGTCATCCACTTTTGACGGGTCTTTTTCATCCGTCGCATGGATACAAAACCATACACAATCGCTCACAGCCTTAATGCCGTGAACTACGTTTGCTTTAACTTCTATACACGCTGGCGCATCAATTATTTCAATAACGTCGCCCTTCATAACCGCTACTTTACCTTTGGCCAAAATAGATAGATGGCTAAAGTTATGCGTGTGTTTCAGTATGGCCGTGCCAGCAGGGACAAACGCTTCTTTGGCATACAAACCGTCAGAAAAGTGGTGAGTAATATCACCACCCAAATTTTCAAGTATGGCGCTCATGCTGTACGCTTCCACATATATACAACGATGTAAGGTTGCAAGTTAGCGTTAGTACCACTTGAACCAGTTGATTGAATAGAGATACCTGTACTTGCGGTGCTTGTTGTTGTTGTTCCTGCACCAGCCAAACTAGCCGAGCCAGCATTTTGATCTAATGTTTTAGTCTGTATGCCAACGGTATGGCTGTGGCCAGGATCAGTTACCGAGTGAGTATGGCTAACAACAACTGAATCTTTAGAGCCGCCTGTTTCTTCAGCAGTATCAAATGAAGCATCGCCAGCATTTAAACCAACCATGACACGGCCAGCGCCGAACGCTGTCCATGTACCAAAACCAAGCAACGTCGCTGGGTTAGTGCTAACTGAAGCATTGATATAGATAGAGCCAACAGGGTAAACAGACGCTAATGTAGAACTGGCGCTAGTAGAAATAGCGGAAGTAACGAACGCTGTTGTTGCCAACTTGGTTGTGTTATCGCCAGACGACGCTGTCGGCGCTGTCGGAGTTCCGCTAAAACCTGGACTTGCCAAGTCTGCTTTAGTAGCAATCGCTGTGGCGATATTATTAAACTCGGTATCAATCTCCGTACCTTTAACAATCTTGGCCGCATTGCCGGAGGCTAATGCGTCCTTAGATGCAAAGTCGGTCGATTTGGTATAGTTAGACATGTGCCGCCCCTTAACTTATACGGCCACGCTTGGCCAAAATTTCAATTTTTTGAATCGATAGTTCAAAACCATTCACCTCTGCCTCATATCCTGTCTGAACTACTTTTCCAGAACCTGTCGCTTGAGACAGTAGAGTTTGAATCGTAATACCACCAGCATACTGCGCAACTGGAACGCCGTTAGCTCCATATTCAGCAACGCCATATTCGGAAACGCCTTGCGTTGGGATGGATACATTTTCTGAAAGATAATTCTCAGAAAAATCGTAACCCCATTTAATAGTTACGATTTGGTTTGAGCCACCAATAACCACAATTGAGATACGCTTAACAATCGATGTTACCGTTACATCACCCAAGTCAGCGTGATTGGTGTAATAAAACATTCGGTACGTAGCGGTATCATCAAGATAGCCTGTGTATTTACCGACATAGCCTTTTTTGCCGATTAACAAATCGCCGTTTCGCAATGCGCACAAAGCCGTCGGTTCAATCTGAGTCCATGTAGTTACTCGCGACGAACCATCTTGCATCACATTTCTAGTGTCAAACACATAGACTTGTTTTGCTGTTGGGAATGTCAGTAAATAAAACGCATCGACTTCAGAATAAACTGCTTTAATATTTGCCGGTGTTTCACCCGCCACTAACTGCATTAAGTCATTACGAACATTCTTGCTCAGGTCACGAAATGGCGCTGACTTTTCCTGAATGGTTCTAAGAACAGAGCGCACACCGCTGTTTGACAAAAATACGACATCGGTGTTTGTACTTTGAATCGAATCACGCCATTGGCAGCCAATACCTACCACAGTATCGTACAACGACATCGTGCTAGGTGTTGTTGCCCCTTGGTACACCAGAATCTGGCGCTTACCAAAGATAAACAAAAATCCGTTATGCGCTGCTAGGCCAGTTATTTCGTCAGCGCCATTCGCCCACACATTATTGACATTTAACGTGCCAGATGTGCCGCCGGTATAAATATGGCCAGCAATCAAATCAGAGAATGTAAGCGTCGTTTTGTTCGTTGTTGTGTTAGCTATCCACAAACGGCCATACGCTGAAATGCAGATATTGCCTTGTGGAACGGTGCCAGCATAACCAGTTTTTTCGCTTACCCGACGATACGTTGTTGTGCTAACCGCTGGGTCATAAATTAGTGGATC